TAATAGACCAACATCCCGGGAGTACTGGGCGGCTAATTATAGGCGCTAATGGCGGCAACGTAGCATTCTTTTCGGGGGGGTGGTATGTAAGTAGCACTTCTTTCGGAAGCACTGGAAGTTTTGCTCACCTTGCATATGTTGCAAAAGGTAATGGTACAGTGCAGCTTTTTAAAAATGGGACTAGCTTAGGAACGTCTGGTTCTCTTATTACTGCGGCCCCCCCCAATCAAAACACTATATGGGGGGAAGACACTAGCTACGGCGGTTTTGGTTCTGAGTATAGGGGGTTTAGGCTTAACTCTAATCAAGTTTATACAGGCAACTTTACTCCCCCTGATATAAACGGCGGTTTAACTAACATTTCAGGAACACTTGCTCTTTGGGATGGTTTAACAGGCAGTGCCACGGACGCTTCGGGAAACAACACTTGGTCTGCAACTAACATGACTTTTTCAGAAGTTTAATGTAAGGTGAAATTATGAAAATAGCAAAAATAAACGGCACGAAAGTTGTAGAAATCGTAGAATTAAAAACGTTTTCAAATACGTCTTTCCCAAAGTCTGGGCCTGATGCAGATTGGCTGTCGGCAAATAGCTGTGCCGAGGTGGTTGAGTTTTTAGAATATAATGCAGCCACACAGAAAAACGAGAGTGTCGCACCTTATCTAAGCAATGGTAAGGTTTACACTCATCGTGTCACGGACATGACAAGCGATGAACGTGCGGAAGTGGTGACAGCGGCTAACGCAGCGACAGCGACACTCAACAGAGCGTCGAGGGACTATCGGTTGGCTAATTGCGATTGGGTGGTGACTAAGGCGATTGAAGCCAATAGTTCTGTACCAACTGCATGGGGTGCGTATCGTACCGCGTTGCGTGATATAACCACACACGATAACTGGCCTAACATAAACAAGGGCGATTGGCCCACAGAGCCTAGCTGATGCTTGGTTTTTCCCCTCTTGCTGTAGCCCCTCTTGCTAGTTCCGCTAGTATTTCTGCAGAAGTTTCTGTCACGGGCATTTCAGCTACGGGGGCGGTTGGCTCTGTAACGACTACGAGTGCGGCAGATATATCTGTTACGGGTATTGGAGCTACAGGCGGGGTTGGCTCGGTATCTGTTACGGGATTTGCCAACGTTACTACAACGGGCGTTGCAGGTACGGGTTCTGTTGGTTCTGTTTCTACCACAAGCGCGGCAGATGTGTCGGTCACTGGGGTTTCGGCTACAGGCGGCGTTGGTTCCAGCACCACCACAAGTGCGGCTGACATATCAGTCACGGGTGTTGCAGGTACGGGTTCTGTTGGTTCTACCACCGTCACAGGCTTTGCAAACGTTACTGCGACAGGGGTTGCAGGAACAGGTGGCGTTGGTTCTGTCACTACTACCAGCACCGCAGATATATCAGTCACGGGTGTTTCTGGAACTAGCGCCGTTGGAGGGGCGGCAGGTTCTACCGACTTGGATGTTGGTGTTACTGGTATCGCCGCCTCAAGTTCAGTGGGTTCTTCGTCCATTGTAAGTGAGTCAAATCTTTTTGTCACAGGCGTTTCAGGAACGGGTTCTGTCGGTTCAGTGTCTACGGGCGTTGGGCAAACTATTGCTGTCACAGGAATCGCTGCTACAGGCGCAATAGGAAGTGCCTCTACTACGAGTGGCGCGGATATTTCTGTCACAGGAATCGCTGCCGCAGGTTCAGTGGGAAGTGTTTCCACCACCTCTTCTGCGGACATATCTGCCACAGGTGTTGCTGCCTCCGGTTCGGTAGGAAGTATTTCCACTACAAGTGATGTAGATATTTCTGTCACGGGGCTTGCATCTACGGGCAGCGTTGGAACTGCTACAACCACCTCTTCTGCAGATATTTCTGTCACGGGTGTTGCGGGAACGGGCAGCGTTGGAGCTACAACGATTATTGCAGACAGTAATATTTCTGTCACGGGTGTTGCGGGAACGGGCAACATTGGAACTACTTCAGTTATCTCAAATAGCAACCTATCTGTCACGGGTCTTTCAGCTACGGGTTCTGTGGGTTCGCCTAGCGTTGAAGTTAATAAGTCTGTCTCAGTTACGGGTGTTTCATCTACCGCGTCTGTTGGTTCCATAACCTCTAAGGTTAATAATTCCGTATCTGTTACAGGTGTTGCTGGTACGGCGGAGGTAGGAAATGTTTTGGTTTGGTCTAGAATTGAGCCTAATCAAACGTCTAATTTCTCTAATATAACGCCTTCGCAATCTTCTGGGTTTTCTTCTATAACCCCGTCACAAACCCCGTCTTGGACGAACATCGCTGCGTAGTTGATTAAACGGCTTGGCAGGGGTATAGTCCAAACATATTTATAGTTGAGGTCCCGTCATGGCTACATATACCGCATCTAACGCGATTAAAAAAATAACCACGGGGGATGAATCGGGTTCGTGGGGCAGCAGCACCAACAACAACTTTGATATTATAGACCGTGCTTCAAACGGTTTTGTTTCTATTGCTTTGTCCAGTACATCTTACACTTTGGCGTTATCAACTACGGCTGTCCTGTCTAATGGGCATTACAAGGCGGTAAGGTTTACGGGAACTCCGGGTGGGACTTGCACGGTTACATTAGAGCAAAATGACAAAGCTAGAATGTATATGATCCTTAACAGCACAAATCAAAGCCTGTCTATTACGCAGGGGTCTGGAGCCAACGTCACTATTCTTGCGGATAAGTCTGCAATTATTTTAGCTGACGGTGCAGGTTCAGGGGCGGCTGTTACAGATTTTACTTCGCTTGTTAGTATTTCAGAGTTGGATGGCGTTACTGCGGGTACGGTAACCGCTAGTAAGGCGGTTGTTGTTGACGCCAACAAAGACATTACAGGTTTTAGAAATGTTGATATTGACGGCACGTTAGAGACAGACGCTTTCTCTATAGATGGTACAGCGGTATCTGCGACAGCGGCAGAGTTAAACTACAATGACACGGGCGCTGCGGTTGGAACGGTTGTTGCTAGTAAAACGGTTACGGCTGATGCCAACAAAGATGTAGCAAGTTTGCGTAACCTGACACTTACAGGTGAATTAGACGCGGCAACGCTAGACATATCAGGGGCGGGTGACGTTGCAGGAGCGTTGACCAACAACTCCGCAGCGGTAAAGGTCGCGGGTATAGAAACCATTTACGTTCCAGCGGGGGCCATGCATCCTAATACCACAAATGGTTGCGCTGGTTTAGATCAAGTAGAACTGTCAAATGGCCCTGAACTAAGGGTGTTGGACTTTGATCCAAGCTCCGATGAGAACGCTCAATTTACCGTGTGTTTTCCTAAATCTTGGAACGAAGGCACGATTACGTTTCAACCTTTCTGGACTGTCACAGGAACAGATGCAGGCACGGTGGCTTGGGGGTTGTCGGGTGTTTCTATAGCAAACGATGGCTCTATAAATACGGCCTTTGGAACCAACGTTGTAACTACTGCCAAGGCGTTTAGTGGCACGTCTAACGATCTGATGGTTTCTGACACAAGCGGTCCAGTTACTATTGCTAGTGCCGCGGTAGATACGCAGACATACTTTCAGATTATGCGGGACGTATCGGCAGACGATCAAACAGGAGATGCTAGGCTTTTAGGGATAAAACTGTTTTACACAACAGACGCAAAGAATGATGCCTAATGACTTCTTTTGGATATGACATACTAGGGTTTGGGCTTGGCGGCTCGTCAATAGTTACGTTGCCAACTGACACCTTGATAAACAACCTTAGCAACAGAAGTAACGTTACGACTTCCAGTTTTATACTTCCAAGTGGCACGTTAATTATACCTGCCGACTTCTGGCTATGGGCCAGTGGTACGGGGACAGCGGCGTTAATTGTAGACACACCTAACGCAACAATAGAAAACTCTGGTAACATTGTAGGTAAGGGTGGTTACTACGCCGTTGGTGGTGACGCTATTAGTGTAACCGCTTCAGGTGTTACAATTATTAACAATAGTGGTGCGTACATTGCTGGCGGTGGCGGTGCTGGAGCGCAAGGTAGAAACGGTGGTCCGGGCAGCGGTGCTGGCGGGGGTGGTCAATCGGGCACACCCACGTTAGGCGCTGCTGGGGCACAGGGAACTGGTGGATCAGGTAGCGGTAATGGCGGGGGTGCTGGCGGTGGCGCAGGAGCGGTTTCCTTTGCAGGAGGTCTTAACGGTGGACAGGGTGGTTATATACTCCCCGGATCGGGCGGTGCTGCTGGCAACTCATATTCAGGCGGTG